CATGAAGAGTAATCATAGTGTCCACCATTTAGGTATCACCTCCACACTTGTTATTCCACCAGAAAAAGAAATTTCGTTTTCACCTTTTATAAGTTTCGGAAATCCGTTGCTCAAAGTTACAAGTGAATTACAATTTGTAGTCCCTTTATAGGCATCCTGTAACTCACTATCAATTGTTAGATACGAACTAATATTGGAAATGGTAATAACATAATCACCGATTCTCAGATTTCCCTTTCCAGAACCATTCACTTTTATAATAGGAAGCGACTTGAATCCTGTGGGATTTCTTAATTTGCTCGTTGCCATAACAATTACTGGATTATCACCAGATTTAAGAAAACGCTGAGGTTTACAATCAAATGTGACTGTAATACGCCCAGCGTGCTGTAATATGTTTTCGATTGTTCCGCCACTCTTATAAGCAGCAAGTCGATAATATTCCGGCTCATATGAATCTTCCAACTTAGCATATCCAGATGCGGAGTTAAGCCACTCCGAAATGAAATTTGCCATCATTATAAAATCCTTATTTTCAGCACCAATAGCTATGTCATAACTTCTTGATACGTTTTTATATGACCCTTTATCGACGTAAATATCTCCGTTTCTTCCAGGAATATGTGTAACTTCATAGTCCTTTTCCGGAGTTTCATATCCAGGTGGGTGCTCCACTTGGATAGCGAATTCTTCTGACGAAATGCCATTGTAAATAATTACGCCCATGAAGCATCCCTCCTTTCAACTTGTCTCTGAATAATATTTGATACTTCCTCTGCAATTTCTTTAGGATTACTTCCTGTGATATTGAATGTATTTTCAAATGAATTTCCGCCGTTGAAGTTTCCAACAGCATCTGAAATCTTATCTAACACACTGGAATTATCAGTTGCTTTACTTCTTACTTCATTAATACGACTGCCGGTTCTATTGGCAATGTCTAATGAACCGGATAACGAATACCCATCAACACTCTTCATCATACTAAATAACTGATTAGCACCATTTTGAATATTTGACAGATCCATTACCGGTCTTATAGTAGGCTCTGCGTCTATATCCGAACTAACCAAATCTGCAATAGTTGAAAGTGTGTCAGACATTGCTCCGACAGCACCTTTTCCCATATCAACAGTAGCGTCAGATACTTTTCCGGCATAAGCTTTTACACCATTGACAAAGCCTTCGTCAGCATACCTACCGATTTCAGCAAATACCCTCGATGGTGAATGAATACCAAGGAAATTCTTTACTCCATTCACAGCACTCTTTGCAGCGTTAATTGCTGAGTCAGCTAAATCAGAAGCTTTATCTGCGATACCATTTATAAGTCCACCTATAATATGCTTTCCTACATCTTTAAAGTCATCTATTTTATCATAAATAACCTGTTTGGCATCTGATAACAAGCTTTGAAAAGTCTCTTTTAAATGCGATAATTTATCTTTGATACCCTGAATCAATCCAGAATCCATTATTTTTGAACCTATTTCTTTAATATCAACAACTCCACCAGTAAGTACAAGAACCGCTGCACGAATCAATGCTTTAAACAAATTTCGTATATCATTTGCTAATCGCTCAGAGTTATTATCGATAGCACTAATAATTCCTTCGATGAAACTCAAGAGCAAATTAACACCAGACTGAATCACATCTGGTAATTTTTGAGCTATTCCGTCGATGAAATTTAGCACAATATCTATAGCAGTCTGAACCACCATTCCGATATTATCTGCAATTCCCTGTAGACATGCAATCAGAATATCGAATACAGCCTGTACAATTTCTGGCGTATGCTCAGCCAAAGTTTGAAGAGTTGTAACCAGCAATGTTACGAGAACTTCGACCAATTGAGGTACCACATTTGATATCGCCGACAGACAAGCAGTAATAATAACGACGAGCGACTCTAAAATTTGTGATGATGCCCCTGCTAATGCAACACAGAACTCAGCAATTCCCTCTGCCAATTTCACCAATACTGCCGGAATCAAATCTGCCACGCCTGTAATAATGACTGCCAATGCCGCTACAAGTGCTGTTGCTCCTGCTGTTCCAGCCGCAGCTATCGCAGTAAGTCCAACAGCAAGTGCCTGTAATCCAAGTCCAGCCGCTAATAAGCCTGCTCCTGTCGCAGCAACGCCTACGCCTATAAGTGTGAATGCTCCTGCTAACGCCAGAATACTTGGAACTATCGGTGATAATACAGCTCCTGCCACACCTATAATTGTAAATGCACCTGCTAAGGAAATTAAGCCTTTAGCAATTGCTTTCCAACTCATAGCTCCTAATATACTAAGCACTGGAGCCAATACGGCTAATGAAGCACTTGCAATAAGTAACGCTGCTGAACCAGCCAATGTTCCGTTCATAAGATTTAACGCAATCGACAATTCCGCTAACGCTACTCCCATAGTAACAAGTCCTTTTCCAATCTCTTCCCATGTCAAATTTCCCATTGTACTTAGAACATTTGATAACATTGTAAGAGCACTAGCAACTACAATAAGACCAACACCGGTTGATACCATATTTTTAGGCATTAATTTGATTGCTAATGCAATCTCTACCAATGCTCCTGCCATAGCAGTCAATCCCTTACCAATTTCATCCCACTGCATAGAACCAAAATCCCCTACAGCCGATGCCATAATTTTCATAGCACTTGAAATAGCAATTAACGCAACTCCTGTTGATACAACATGTTTGGCATTACCTGTAAGATTTGTAAATGTTGCAATTTCTGCGAGTAATATACCAATACTTGTAAGCCCTTTTCCAATCTCACTCCACTGCATAGAACCAAAATCTTTGCAGGCAGATGCTAATACTTTTATAGCGGCTGACAACACAAGAATTCCTGTTGCTGTTGATACTACTTTCCCACTAAATTTAGCTGTATTTAAGAATAAAGCTATCTCTGCCATCAGGACACCTACTCCAGTAAGTCCCTTACAAAGTTCTCCCCAGCTAAGTTTTGATATATCCTTGCAGGCAGATGCTAATATCTTAACAGCTGTCGCTAGAAATATAAGGTTAAAAGCACCTTTGGTAATTATCTTTTCATCTTTTGAAATAACTTTTGCAACTCCTGCCAAAACGCCAGAAATTACAGTAATACCAGTAAGTCCTTTCGCTATCTCATTCCAACTCAAAGATGCAATCTTTTTTAACGCTGATGCAAGAATTAACACTGAAACTGATAAACCCAACATAATTGTAGTTGTCTTTCCAGCTTTTTTAAGGTCTCCGCTTATCTTTGTAAAGATAGCCATAGATACCATAAGTTCGGCAAACAATCCAGTCATAGCTGTAATAGCTGATGCTAATTTTGCAGAATCAATAAGTGAGAGAACTACTATAGCCCCTGTGAGAATAGCAATTGCACTTGCAATCTTAATTAAAGTTCCTGCTTTCAATTGTGTCTGATATGCTTCAAAACAACCTCTAACACTATCAAGAATTCCCTTGATTTGGTCTGTTAGTTTCGTAACATCACTCACTGCATCTGTAATCCCTTTAAGAAATTTATTAATTCCAACCGCAATTCCCGCTAATGAAATTCCACTGAGAACATCGAACACACTTGAGAAATTGACATTATTGATATCTTCTACAAATCCACTTGCAAGAGTTTTCATTGCTTTTGTAATACCATTTCCAATAGTCTTTACACCATCCCATAATGCCTGGAGGGCTTGTAAAAACTTAGAATTTTCGAGTGCCTTACCCATTGCACCAATTGCAATTTCAACTCCACTTCGCATTCCATCAGCAGCTTCTCCAACTTCTGACATTCTTGTATGTACTCTTTCCAAAACGGAATGAATAACTGCAAATCCGCCAGTATCATATTTCTGCTTTATAGCATTTACGAATCTTGCGACTGCGTCAACAGCTTTGTCGATTAAATCTGTTGCTACTGCCACACCTGTTTTTATATATTTAATCACGGTCTGTATAGCGACATTAAATATGTCTGTTTTCTTGATAGTTTCATCAAGTTTTACAAGCCAATCTCCAAAACGTGCTGTAACTGATAAAATAGAACTTGCTAAATCGCCAGTTCCACCTAAAAGAGAACCAACACCTTTCGCTACAGTAACGAAAGCCTGTTTAACAATGTCAATTACTGCAAACAAACCTTTAAATGTTCTCTTCAAATTTTCTGAATTTGTATCACTTAGTTTCAGATGTGCTGTCAAATTTCTTAACGCATCTGTAATATTGTATAGTTGTTGTGCTGTCATCGGAGGGAAGATTTCGCGAAATGCTTCTTTCACTGGTTTAATAATACTAAGCACTCCCTCAAAAGCGTTTCTTGCCGCTTCTATAAGTGCTGTTCTTCCACCTAAGTCTTTCCAACCCTGTAACATACTATTTCTGGCATCCGCTGATGAATTTATAATCGCACTGAATGTATCGCTCATCTCTGTGAGTAGCTCTTTCGCTTCTTCAAAGTCACCAACGATAATTTCCCAACTCTGAGTCCAGCCAGACTGTGCGGCTTCCTTTAATGTGTCAAATAACTGAGTAAATGTCTTTACTTTAGTAGCGGCATCATTTGCTGTTTGACCCATTTTGATTATTGATGCTATCTGTTCGTCAGTATAACCCATTGTTCTGAGCTGTTCCTCATTTAAGTCACCAGTAAACTTCGATAATGTCTCAGTTAAGATATCTGATGTCAGCCAACCTTTCTGTAAAGTTTCTCTGAATGACCCTTCATCTTTAATCATGTCGTCAATTGCTATTCCATGCACTCTTGCTGTTTCTTTTAAGGCATCCTGGAATACTTGACCACCCATACCAGCATTTACAACTGAATTCCAGTCCTGCAATTTAACTGTTCCTGCTGCCAATGCCTGTGATAACTGATACATTGCCGTACTTGCCTGCTGTGAATTTGAACCAGATACGGCGGCAAGGTTTGCAATACCTTTGATTGCGGAAACAGAAGTGTCCAAATCAACGCCGGCTGCTGTGAAAGTACCAATATTACGTGTCATCTCCGTAAAATTGTAAATAGTCATATCCGCATAGTGGTTTAACTCATCCAATGCATTATTGACCTGGTCAAGGGTCGTCCCATTTGATGAGGTATTTGCTAAGATTGTCTGAACAGCATTAATCTGTGTTTCATATTCCTCAAAACCTGTTCTTACAGGATCAATAGTCAACGCCGACATAATGCTCTTTCCAGCATTTACTGCTGAATTTGTAATATTTGCTAAAGCTGTAATAGCCATTACCTCTAATGCTGAAAATTTTGCATTAACAGTTTCAACAGCATTTGCTAACCCAGAAAGATTTATCTTACCGGAGGCTTTTTCAACACTTTCAAGTCCTTTTGTTGCTCCCTCCATATTCAAACTCTTTTTAAGTTTGTTTATCGAAGATAAGCTTGTCTGAATATTATTTTCAAACTGCTTATTGTCAAATCGCATTTCTACGACTCTTTGATCAACAGTTGTACTCATAAACTTGTAACCTCCTTCCACGCCGACTTGACAATTTCGTCAAAAATAGGCTGAATAGCAGGATTGATATAATCTCGACCCTGTACCCAGCCTCCGTTACGAGTTCCATGTCCATACTGCAAGATAATTGCAATTGGAACTCCATTTTGAATATTCGTGTTATAAAAACTAATAGATACCGAACCCTTCTCCTGTTTTATTTCGTAATTCCATGAATTTGCAGTTTTTCCAGTATCTCTCGGCGTAGCAGACGCAAGGGCTGCCACACCTTGGCGACCGTATTTATCAAGGTCCCCTATTCGTGCTACTTCTTCCACTCTTTCCAGATACCTGGTGAGTTTATGGAAATCGCCCTTTTGTCTGAAACTTATCATGATATATTCCTCAAAAATTATTATTTAGCAAGGAAGTTTTAATTCCATACCTGCATATAACATAGTATCTAATGTCATATTATTATACTCTGCCAGTTCCTGAGCCCTGCATTCATCGCCTAAATAATCTCTTGCAATCTGACAGAATGAACCACCTGGCTCTACTGTTGCATATCTTTCATCTGTATTTTCCTCAGATGTGTCATTGTCTTCCTCTGATTCTTCTGCATTATCCGAATAGTATTTTGCTTCTACAGCTGCCTGATAGTCAGCCCAGCTATATCCTGCAGATGCAAGTTTCTGCTTGCGTTCTTCCCCATTTCCATATTCGCCGCGATATATTGCATCTACTACAGACTCATCTATATCATCACTTGGTGTATTAGATGATTCATTGAGAATGCTGCTTAAATAATCATTAAATATTCTTAATCCGAAATCATTTATTATGTCTAATGTAGTTTCATAATAATCAGGAGCTGTTGCGTAATTGTAACCTACCCAATTATCATTTTCATCTCTATCTGTTCCATTAACAGCATTAGTGAGACCGTATAATTCTCCCTCTGGTGTATTAGCAGATGTGGCGTCATCGTAATTATTCCACTGCATCAAATCCAAATATCCATATACAGCTTTTGTAACATCTGGATATTTTGCAAAACTATCTCTAATACTCACATAATTTCCATCAATATATTCAGTAGTATCGCATTCGATATCACTTCCTTTTATTCCAAACAATGAAGAAGCGTTTAAGTTCCACCCTGATTCTTTAGCTGCCTGTGCAATGATAACAGCTGGACTTATAGTCTTTTTTCCTTCCCTTATATATTTCACACATGCATTACATACAACAGGTGCGAGTGTATTAACAAAATCATTAACGTGTTCATACTTAGTGTTTATTATTGGCATATTCATACTTATTCTCTCCTATCCTTTTGAATGAAATCTCTTTCTATTTGCAGCATTTATTGCAGCGTGCTGACGATATAGTTCCTGCTGACTCATTTTCTTTTTAGGTTGATTCTTCTCATTGAATACCCTTATCAAAGTAAGCAATCTGTTTAAATGCCATTTCTGACATTCCATAGGAATATTGAAACTAATCATCCAGTAATAAATAAGTTCCGCTGTAATCTGCTCTCGATTTGTTGTTACTTTCTTTTTTGTTTCAGTGAACCAAGTAGCAGTCATTGGTAACGCAATATACCTGTTCACTTCTTCTATGTTTGCTATTGTTAAATAGTTGTAGCAATCGTCTGGTACATTCTGCGTAATGGTCATACATCGCACATAGTCAATAATTTCCGCAGTGGTTTTCTCTTTTTTATTTATAAAAGGCTTATTCCACTTAGCTTCCCATTTAGCAACTGAAACCAAAGAATGCTCTAACTGTAATTTTTGTTCCTTTGTATGGATGAACTGTTCATTCTTTTCATCCCATAATTCAACTGAAGGTATTACAATATTAAGCATCTGTACACCTCCCAAATGAATTTACTGTGCGGTTCCCGAAACAACTGTTAAATTCTTATTCTCTGCTGCCGACTGTGCTGCATCATCCTTAATCTGTGGAATGATTGCATTAATGAAATCAGAAGCAGCATTAACATCTCCAGATAAGAATAATCTCTGAAACAGCACGTCATATGCCGGTGATTCTGTGAACGCTTTACTGATTTCTTCCCCTTTTTCAAGTCTTCTTCCATCTGCCGACTTGATGCCGTATGCAGATAAAATAATTTTCTTAAATGAAGCCATAATTTCCGGAACATTCTTAGCATTTACAATTCCCATGAGATACTCTGCGAGACCACCAGGCATACTTACCTCTAACTCCGTAATCTCTGTTTTGCTAAGGTTGAAATAATGGTCTTCTGTTCTTTCTGTTCCATTGAAATCAACATAAGTAATAGTTTCTTTATGCATTTTGAATTTCTCCTTTCAAATAAAAAGCGACGCCAGCCGAACTGAATACGTCACATAGACTGAATATTTAATTAACCTTCTGTTGTCATCATGGAAATGATTTCATCAGGCATTGGAAGTCTTGGCTCAGTTGATCCAGAACTATCTGTTCCATAAAGAATACCTTCCAGCTTCTGAAGCTTTGTGGCATCTACCTTTGTTGAATCGAATGTCATTGTTGCTGTTGCTTTAAGCTTCTTGCCCTTAACAGCCGCAGTAACTTTAACAGGTGTTGCACTATATTCCCAAGACATAGCCAATGGCTCTGGACTCTCATTTACAGATGAATTTTGTTTCTCTGATGGAGAAGCAAGACAACCCCATACTAAGTGAAGCTTATAGCCATGGTCATTTGACTCTGTATCATTTCCGAGAATAGTCTTATATGCAAGACCGAACTTCTTACGGTTCTGCTGACCTGCATATACTCCCGGTGCAACCTCTACAGAACCATCACATTCTGCAAACTCATCCGGAGCCATGTATGCTTCGATAGTTCCTCCAGCTGTTTCAGCAGACATAAGATTGAGATACTCGATGTTATCTGCATAAATCTTATTTGACTCTGCTCCTCCAGGACTGTCTGTAATAGAACTTACACCATTCCAAGCAACACCCTTTGTGTAGCCATTTGTCTGAAATGGGTAAAGAGCGACTTCACTGACACCAGTTTCAAACAATCGCTCACCTTCATTATCCCATGTAAGTTTTGACATATTGATTTCCTCCTAATAATAAATTTCATATACTGTATGATTCAAATTATCCTTGGTATAGGCTGTATTGAACCTGCACATTGGTAACTCAGATACTTTGTCTACTATGTCGCTATCCGGATTACTATCTATAACTGTCACCGAATAACGATTTGAAGACAAATAAACCCTGTCATCGGCGTGCCTCTTATCTTTTCCATTAAGGGCATACACAATGGCA